CAAGGGTTCTTTTCGAAATGGATCTATGGATCCAAGACCAAAAGAGATTGAAGTCAAAAATTGGCTTCAAATTATGGTTCGACACTATGCGCGAGAATGGTGCCGTCCCACGTGGCTTAGAGAAAGTAATTAATTCTATAAGTCACATCTCAACAAAGCAGGTACCATCGTCCACTTTGTTGAGCCGCACCGGAAATCCTTCAACGAGGACTTGCGGTGAGGTCTTGTTCGAAGGGGGATTTCCACTTCGATACAAGAGTGCCCCGGATGGAGAAACGCAAATCCTCCAACGGGCAGATGAGTCTAGTGCTTCATCGAGTTCTAGATCATCGACTCTCCAAACAATCATAAAGAATGTTATCGAGAGTAACGCTATGTTAGGTCAGCGTGACCTAACAAAAGCGGTCCTGGATGGGGAGTTCTATGCTCCTCCCCAACCGGAATCACTAGGGGAGTCCGAATCATTCGGGACTCCAGCTAGTGCATCGAGACCATCACCCTTACGGAGGGTAGTGGGAATCGAGTATGCCGACCCATGGGCAGTCCATGCGGCCACGGCATATAGTGCGAGATATTTGGGGGCGATCCCAAAGATCCGCGTCTGGTCTGGAGACGGATATCGAATCCAAGACCAAGTACCTAATTCACTTTTCAAACAGAAAGGTGGACCAGGAATCGGTAAACCGGGTAACAAAATCCGATTTATCGACGTAGCAAGCGTCGATGCAAAGTTGCATCTACTCTTCCATCACACCCATTGGGGAAATTATCTCCAAAAGGGTGCATACGACAAAACCCATGAGCACCATGGTTTTTGCGTAACACTGAAGAAAAGACTAAAATCTTTTCTAAAGTGCAAACCGGACCCTCTTTGGTCAAAGAGGTATACGGAAAATGTTTATGCGACTGGTCAACCGACCACATCGCCTAAAACTCGGTCGCAAAGGCTAATCGAATGCCTTAAGACCGTAGACGGGATGTTCGTCCAAAGGTTTTTGGCGTACCCCGAAGAAGCGTGGTGCTGGGAAAAGTTCGACCAGTACACGCTGCATAATCTCAGTCACTTATTAGGTGACGAGTTTTATGATGGTGAGTTGACGGAACAAACCGTGAATATCACCACAGCTTACGCGGAGTTAAAATCTGCGCGTAAGATGTTCAAACTGCATGCCCATAAACATGCAGATGAACTCTACCAACCGGTCAGCTATAAAAGCGTCCCGGATTGGTTATCCACGTATGTTCCTGTTTGGAACCATACGATGAAGTTATCAGGGCACCAATATTTGCTAAAAATTGGTCTCCTGACTCAGACAAGAGGGTGCGGAACACCACCACCTCTCTTTCTGCTTCAGAGTAAAATAAAGTTCTTGCGAACTGTTTCCTCTGAACCAAAACCTGTAAACCAAACGGCTTTACAGCTTTTGAGAACATCTGTCGATAAGGTATTAGATTCAATACCCGACGATGCCTTCACTGGACTCGCGACGAAAGCGCGAATATCAGTGACAACCTCTGCCTGCTGGGAGCGGACCCGGCAGGAAGGAGGTACAGTCGAGCAGATACGGAGACTCGTATCTCTCGGCTCTGAAGGTTTCCCAGTCAAAATTCGTGACTTGGAAACCGGTGCGGTCACAGGCTCGGGAAAGCTCCCGGACCTTGAGATCGGAGAGTACATTTTTTGGGCTTGCCTAGAAGATGTACTCTGTACACCACCTGAGGAGTTACGAAAGGCCTCCCTAGTGGTAGTTCATGAACCTGGTAAAGGTCGTTCCATTACCAAAGGTCATGCCTCACTGAAAATCGTTCTTGACGTTATCAGTAAGGTCTGCGCATCGCCCCTAGAAAAGGGGTTAATGAGCAGTGCATCCGGGATGGGTAAAGCCAACCACGGATGGAACTTCTTCAGAGACTTGTATGAATCTGGGGAAGTACCCGACCTTTTCGATGTTGTTCATCGAGAAGAGCAGGAATTGGAGGAGTCCATCGAAAGGACGGACTACTACAAGGACTTTTTCGTAAGCAGCACTGATTACGAAGAAGCCACCGACTACCTTCACCATACAGTGGCAAGGGCTGTCGGGGAGCGATGGATGCGCAAATGCGGCATTCCAAAACTCTTAATCGCGGTTGTATGCAAAATCTGCTACCAACCACGATCGATATACTTTACGGCTAAAGGTCCGTTAAAGAATATCGGAAGATCGACTGAATTTAACCAAAAACGGTCGATCATCATGCGTCGCGGGGTCCTGATGGGGGACCCAATGACGAAAGTCGTGCTGCACATAATTAATGCGTCAGTACGACTGTTGGGGGAAAAAGCTTTCGATAGCGATTTCCTCCAATCAGCCTTCAATAACCCACAACAGGTTAGAGAACGGCTACTTTCGGTTGCCCCACAAAAGGGAAGACCCAAAGTCAGAGAAGTGTCTTAATAAATTAAGGACACCCCCTCTAACGTTTCGGCCCCCCAAGGGGGGACTTACTT